GCCCCGTGAGGGAACGACAGAAACTTACCCCCAGCAGTATCAAGCAAAGAGGCAAAGACGTTATCCAGTCGCTCAAAGTAAAGCTTTAAAGCGTTGTTAAGCTGGTTCTGGTAAATCTCGTCCCATTCCCTTGGTGGGACAGGCAGTCTAGGCGAATAGGTTCGCCCCAACTTAGTTCGATCAATATTGACAATTACAGACATGGCTTACTTATCTGGGTTATAGCTACCAGACCCGCGCCGCCAGCCTCGATTAGTAGCGCGCTTCTGGATGCGCAGATTCTCTGCCTTGTTTGTGCCACCGTTCTTGAGCGACACCACGTGAGCGACATCCTTACCGTCGCCAACTCTGGCTGCGCCCGTTTTTATCGCGGCGCGGCGGGCTGCGTTATTCTTCACCCGCTTGGCAACTTCAGCGGGCCTAGCGTTGTAGGCTTTCTGGTACTCTAGCTTTTGCTTCGTAGACTTTGGCATTTCAAAACTCTACCCGATAAGCAAACACAATAACAGCGCCACCAATTGAGGCCAGCGCATCTCTCGGGTCGGGCGTGTGCTTATTTCTATGTTTACTATCGTAGATTTCTTTGGCAACTGAAACGGCTACTGCCACCATGAACGCATGTTCCGGCTTCTCAAACGGGTTAGCTGCAAGAGCCATCCCGACAATCAGGTGCAGCAGCTTGTCCATTAAGACTTTCTGCCATCGGAACGGATGTCGATACGCGGGTTACCAAGCTGCCACTGGGTACCAAGGGCGCTACTCTCGATCCTAAAAGCCATTTGACGGCCACGGAACCGCAGGTAAACCTGCTTTGTATATTGCTCAACCGGCGCTGTAGCAGCGCGAATGACCGCATCAGGCGCTTCTGGTTTATAAGTCACGCCAGAGAAATCGCGGGGTTTGACTACTACAGTCACTTGCGGGTCATTAGAAACCGACCCATTAAACGTCAAGTCGGGGATCATCCGCCAACAAAACACCATCTTGTCGCCGTCTTCAATATCAAAGTCAGCGGATTCAATGTATGAGTTAATGGCAGTAGCAGGGCCGCTTCCCGTATCATCATCGTTGCCGACTTCGTGGAACAAAATGCGGTTACTCTGAATAGCCATAGGCGTTGCTTTAAGCCCGCTATCTAACCAAGCAGTACGCTGCATCGTGCCGTAGTACCAAGCACGGTCAAGGTGGTTAAAGACAACATAGCGGTCGGGCGAAGCCAAGGTGTTATTTGAACAGTAGAACCACCAGATTTCGGTAAACCCTTCGTTTGTGCCACAGATAACTTGGTCACGCTGGTCGATACCGATGTCAGAAAAAACATATTGCCGCAAAGAGCAAGGCAGCGTTTCCACCCGGCCCGAGTACATATAGAACTTGTCTTGCCCCATCCAGTAGACGATATTGTTCGCCACCGCAAAACTCTGGGGGGACATGATGGATGTGTTATCGGCGATCTGACTTAAGTTAAATACATAAGGGGGGCCGACATACTGCATCGAATAGACGGCTGCGTCTGTAAAGACTACGATTTCTTGTTTGGTCGAGACAACCGCGACAATCTTGGAGCCAGAAGAAAGCTTAATACCGCCTGCTTGATTAGTAATAGCAGGGGTCCAGTTCGTAATATCTTCTTGATCTGACCAGCGGATCAGCAGCGGGTCAAGCGTCGCAGAGCCAATATCATTTGTGCCGAAACAAATAACAAACCGCGACGTATCCGAAACCAGCAGTTCGTTTTGAAACAACGGAACGTCCGAAGCACCGGGCAGGCTTGATACTAGGACGCCACGATTAAAGTAGTTGGCAGGCAGCGTACTTGCATCCCAGTAATACAGAGCGCCCCCACGCGGTCCATAGACAAGATTTTGCCCATAGTTATGCGCGTTCCAAAGCCGTAGTGGGGTAGTTACACCAGTCGTAGCAGCCGCGCCCCAACCCGATGCGCCCCACCCACCAGCACCCCATCCAAAGAATTGAGTAGCTTGGGCCAAGCCCGTAGTGACCTGATACGCCGCAGAAACTGACGCACCGCCGCCTGCCCCCGAACCAGAAGGGGTAGTAGATACAACGATTGTGTATGTGTTTGCGGTAAGGTATGTGATCTGAAACTCTTTGTTCAGATCGCCAGCAGTAAGGCCGTTAAAACCAACAGCACCGGTAAAAGTAACGAAATCACCCGTAATAGCGCCATGAGCATTGTGCGTAACAGTGACGGTAGTAGTACCGTTGGTTGTAAAGGGATCAGCCGCTAGGGCGGCGGTAGTCCGAAGTGGAGTGATGTCGTAATAGCTACCGGCGTTCTCAACGTAATACTTAAGGTTCGTGCCTATACCAACATTGTTATAACCGGTATTAGTCGTCCACGCCCACATCGTCCGCGCAGTGCCAAGGAACGTATTGCCCCCTGACAAAGGAATCCAGCCGCCGATCTTTTCGGGCTTTTTAGAACGGAACCGTATTTTGTCGCAGGAATACCAAGTCCCTTCCGCAGCGTAGGAAGTAGATTCCCGGTTAACCCCCGGTGCAAATTCTAGTTTCTTGAGCGCCATGACTAAAACTTCCCGCGAAATCCGATGAACACTGCCAACCTATCGCGCAGCGGTCTAGTCTCGTAAGTATCCAAAGGATTAGGCTCCGATGGCTTAACCCATAAGGATAGCCACCGAAACCAGCGCATTACTGCCCTCTTTTATCGGCGACGAATACAGCGATTGCACCAGAGATAGCCATACCAGCAGCAACAAGTGCCTCGGTCTTAGCAACGTCCATAGCCACACCAAGGGCAGTCAACAGATAAACAAAGCCACGCCAAGTGGAGGCCTCAGCAAGGCGAGCAAGGAGATAGGTCTTCATGGTTTTTCCTTTGTTGAAGGTTCACGGAACAGATCGCGCTCGGCTTTGCGCCTGCGTACTAAGCCGGGAAGAATACGTCCAGCGGCATAAACCCATTTTTCAAACTCAGCCTCGGCGGCTTCGTACTCACGCGCATTCACTTTACGCAGCAAGGTACTACGGCTGAAGGCGCTGATGCCCACATTATAGGTAAAAGATACCAGAGCGTCGAACCTGTTTTGGTTGATCGGGACGCTCACAACCTGCCCCACGGCGTTGGCAAACTTCCTCGTATCATGCTGCAAATACTCTAACGCCTGAGCGCGGGTGATTACGTCGCCCTTCTTAACTTTATGCCCGTTTGGGTATATTGTCGTCCCGTATCCAATAGTCCAAGGCTCGTTGCCCGTACCGGGATCAGGGTAGGCGTTAAGCCGCAACCCCTCAAATTCAGCAATAAGACTCAGACCACGGGAAGAGATTTGCATTACTTAATCTTAAATTCAAGCATAAGGTGGGCTAACAGCCCGACCCGTTTTAAATCATTGTCGTAGTACGGCGCAGCACCAACAAGAATAGATGCTCTTTCAAACGGCCACTTAAAAACCGGCATGACGAGCGGAGATACCGCAATGTTGTTATACCCAGTAGCGCCCCCGACAATCAGGCTTAGATTCTCGGAGTAGATGAACTCATACGAAACCTGCTGCGAAATGTTGCCTTCGCTGTTGCGATAGATGCCTACGATGAAACCTTGCGGGAACTTAAAGCTCGCACCGTAATTACTGCTGTTTACGACATTTAAGCTGTGATAGCTCGGCCCATGCAGGACAAGAGACTGGGCAAATGCGGGCTGTACAAAAAGCGTGACAAGTGCGAGCAGGATCTTTTTAATCATGTTTCTTAAACCACTGCACCGTATATGGAGCCTGAATTATTGACGGTAGATGTGCCTGACGATCTATAAATAGCATGCCCGCCAGCGCCCCCCGGCCTTATTAGCGCCCCAAAAGGATCGTTGACGTTCCCTCCCGCAGCACCCCAGCCACCGCCGCCACCGCCGGGAAGATCGTTGTTGACAAGCCCTCGGTTAACGGACAAGCCTGCCTCTCCGGGGCCGCCACCATATGTTCCATTTCGATAAATACTCCCGCCGCCAGCGCCACCTGCCGATCCGCCGATCCCTTCCGGGGTACTTGGAGTAGTTCTTGAACCGGGGGCTATACGCCCGCCACCACCGCCCGCATAAGCGAAAATGCTAGTATCAATCCCACCGTTTGAGCCAGCGGCACCAATACCGCCGCCCGAACCACCAATAGCAGAGCCAGAATTTCCACCGAATCCACCACCGGCCCCGCCGCCGCCACCACCATCACTACCACCGGCCCCACCGCCGCCACCACCAGCGATTACCGCACCCGAGTAATTGTTGACTACTAAAATAAGAGAGGGTCCAGATACAATCCCGTGATTGGCGCTTGATCCAGCAAAACCAGCAGAGCCTCCGGTTCCTCCGGGGCCAAGAATATAACCATAGTTATTAACTGTTACAGAATCGCCCGTTGACCCGCCATAAAGACCAAGTGCAGGAGTTCCTGTATTGGGCGCGGATACATAAATACCACCGCTGATATTTACCACTACATCCGTAAGCCCCGCGATATACCCGGGGACGCTGCCAACACTAAGAAGATACGAGCTAGTTACATTGCTGGTGATGTTGTAAACAACCTGCACCCGGTTCGATTTGCCGTACAGATTGTTCAACGAGATAGCACCAGACGGCACCCCCGCCAGAGTCCGAACGCTCGCCTGCCCCAGACTAATCAGCGTGGTTCCGCCAAGGCCAAGCTCAACATTGACCTGATTAAGCGAGATAGGGCCGGATACTGGGAGAGTCATAATTAGATCGAGGCGTAGGCGGTTACATTGCCTTTAACCGATAGGTTTCCAGATGAATCTAAAATCGCAATAATTTGAGATGAGTTATTAAGAAACGTAAATGATCCGTCGGAGTTAACAGTAAAGCGAGAAGCTAAAGATGTAGGTGACGTACCGGGGTTGGTAGCAATTGCAAACCGGCTGGCGTTTGTGCCGACATACTCTGTAAACAACAGGGCACTTGAGTTACCCGCCGCGTTATTAAGTCCAATTGATGCGTAAGTACTGTTAGTAGTTGATGCGTTCCTAACATTTACAGATACACCGCCTGAGTCATAGGGCGTATTGTTGGTGGCAGTGAGGTTTAACTGCCCGGTCATCGTGTCCCCAGCTTTGTTCACTGGGGTGTAGCCAAGTGCGGCTTGCTTGCTGCTAAATGGATCAATTACATCCGTGCCGTTGCACAGAACAATAGCCGTAGCACCGTTGGTAATGGTGATACCTGAACCAGCCGAGGTCTTGATGACGATACTTTGCCCGCCGGTTGTGGCGTTACGCACCACATAGAGCTTAGAGACACTGGGGCAAATAACGTTTCGTGTAGCGGACAGAGTGGCTGACGAAGTGATGTTAAGCGCCATCGACCGGGCTTCATCAACTGCGCCGTTCAAAGACGTAAGTGTGTAGTTAGCATCCAGCATGCTAACTGTGGTGTATCCGGCGATTGCCTGTTCAATCAGCGTACCAAGATTCGTATTAGTCAGATCGCCCCAAGTGCCAGACTGCTCACCGTTACCGATGAGCGTGACCCGAAGATTAGGTGAATAAGTTAAAGGCATCTTAGTTTGCTCTCAGGATCGCCGACGAAGGGTCAGGCACAGGCATCTGAATGATGAGGTTGCCGCCGCTAATCACACGGTCAGTCAAAAAATCAAAAACCGCTACAGCGCGGTTTGCCTTGGTGGAGTTGTAAATCAAAGCTTTTCGGTACGTTAGCGTCACCGTGCTGATCGTCACATCAGCAAAATCAACAATCGCAGTGATCCCACTTAGCGTTGGGGTAACGGAGGTAAGGACTGCTCCGCCGGGTGTGTACCCCGTGCCACTGGCTTCGTTTGTTGTTGTGTAAACTGTTGTCGCCGCGCCGATAGTAGATGCTGCCGTATAGAGCGCAATTTTGAAAGTGTCACCTGTCGATGCCGTGAAATCATGGATCGCCCTAAAGAGTTCGACTTTGAATGAATTGCAAACGACTTGAGACATCTTACTTCACCGGGTAGCGGACTTGTTCGCCACGGAAACTATCCTGACGATTCTTGGCATCAACCAATTGTTTGAGGAGCGCCATCGCTTCCTTAAACTTAGCGTCATACAGTGTCATCATGTCTTGGTCACCCTTCATGAAGGTGTAGGCTTCAACCAGCGAGCCGTAAAGAAGGACAGAACTAAAGTTATCGCCAAGCCAGCTTGTACCCGCAGGAGCGGTAATCGAATCAGGGTAGCCAAAGTAAGAAAGTTGTACCGTATACGCCGCGTTGGGGATGGGTGCTAGCGTAAATTCATATGCTTCCGACAGGGCGTAATACTGCGGCTGACCCGTAGCATTTGACGGAAAAGCTTCCCGAAGGAACGAGTAGTCTTTGTTCAGCAGGTAAGAATAGTTGCCCGAAGGAAGTTGCAGCGCCACCGTCAGCGTAGACAAGTAGTCAGCAGGCAGCGTAATTTGTGCTGCGCCAATCGTCGTAGTCAGCGTCGTGTACTTCCAAGAAGCAGGAAGCTGAACAGCATTAACAATCCGCTGCTCTGCCTGCGTGATGAAAGTATTAACGTCAGTCGTTGAGAATACGTTCTCTGTATACGACTGGATCTCTGCTACGAGCGCGTTGTAGTTCATTTGTCAAGAGCTACGTTCTTCAGAAACTTCTTACCCTTGGTCGCAGCGCCCGCGCCGCGCACGGTGCTGTACTCTTTCTGACCGACACCGGGGGCGAACTTACCCTTAGTCCACACACCAGCACGGCCAATATCCGTTTGGGGATAGCCAGCGGTGGTAGGCATTTCAGCCTTTTGAGGCTTGAAAGTCTTCGTGGTCATTTGGTTTTGCTCCGCTGATTCATGACACGAGCCACATTGCGACCGTACTTTTTGGCATCCATCGAAGTAATACCACCTTTCTTAAAACCTTTGACGGCTTTGTCGGGGTGAGCGGCCTTCATGCCTTTGCCCATATGGGACTTGAGTGCGCTTTTGAGATCCATTTTAATTACCTTAAAGATTAGGACATCGTGTACCAGACACCAGAAGTAATCTGAATGTACTGCATTTTCGCGGTAGTGGCGAGAGAGTGAGAGGCAGTGCCGTTGACCGTACCAGTCGGGGGATACACAAGAAGCGCATTAGCCCCAGCGTTATGGACCCAGAATGCCGTACCGATAACATTGGGCAGAATTACGCCCGTACCGGAGGGGGTGGTACTTACTACGTTAAACGTAGCAGTAAGCTGTGTCGCAGTAGCGAGGTTAGTACCAGCAGCGGTAATAGAAGTCGCGGCAGACTGAGCAACCTGTCCATTAACGTCAACTTCCGCAACCGGCAGAGTCTTACCAGAACCAACGCCGATTTTACCCCGGACGTAGTTTTGCGCGGTGCCCGAGAGATAAAGATGCCAGACGTTAGCGGCAGCGGCCAAGTCCGACTGAAAACCGTAGTTGTTCGTTGCAGCCGTTAAGTTACTAAGAACACGGAAACCGTATTGCGCGGTGAGCGTGGCCGAAGCACCAAGCGTTGCACCCTGAGCGCGGTAGTGAGCAAGAGTCGTCGTCGTTGCGCTTGCTGCTGTAGAGGGTAACGAGTCAAAACTTACCGCGTTTACAACGTCAGACTGAATCGCGCCTGTATTACGAAAGACTGAATAAGAAGTTGCTCCGGTGGCGTTTCCAGCAACAGTTACTTGCCCCGAGAACGAAGGAGATGCGAGCTTCGCAAACTCGGTCCATGTGGGCGTTGCGCTCGCGCTTGCCTTGTATCCAGTCCAAAGCCTTCCGTTTGCAGTCGCTACATAAGCGGTTGTCGGCGTACCATCCAAAGGCAGCGCAACAAATCCCGAAAGAACCCCTGTACCGCCCGTAGCACCAGCAGTTAATCGACCAATCTGGGAGTAATTACCAGCGACGGCGGTAAGATCGGGCACATCCCGCGAGGTATTGCCAAACCCGTAAGTTGAGACTAGCTCCGTCGTAGCATATGTTTTGATCGCGCTTGCTGTCGTTGCGACGGTTGCGGAACTCTGAACGATAGGAACAAGCTCTGTCCCGGTCAGCGCAGCGGCAGCAGAAAGTTGCGAGATTTTTTGGTCAGCCATCTTGTCAACCTATCAAGAGTCTGTCGCCAGACTCAAGGAGAATAGAATCACCGCTTTCGGTACGCAGCACGCCATCAATGCTTGTCACGGGATTATTGAAGTACCCGCCCGAGTAATACCCGCCAGCAAAGAACCCGCCGCCCAAATAGCCTACGGCATAGGTAATAGTCTCAGTTAGCGTGCCAACAGCAAGGCCGATATCTAACCCGTTGTAGATGACCTCTGTATAGCTGCGGCTTTGTGGATAGGTGTTATCGGGCCTCGGGTTGCGTACTGCTTGCGGATCATTAACCGGGTAAAGACCAAGCTGGAGTTGGGGGTGATCTTGCTCCCAACACTCCGGGCATGTAAGGATATTTACACTCTTAGTCTTAATCGTCAACGATCTAAGCTTTTGCAGCTTAAACCGGAACCCGCACCGATCACATTCGGCGATAGAAAACTTACCAGAGGAAAAGCGATTAGGCACTTTTTCCTCTATCTATAAAACATATTTCTCGGCACAAACCTTACCGGAGCTTTTTCTCTATCCTCTTCCGATGCCAACTGCCACTGCTTATCGTACTCAGCTTGAAGCATAGGAATACGAGGCGCGGCCTCGGGGATTTTCATCGCAATCTGATACGCCAGCCCAGCGACCAACGCGGGCAAAAAACGATAAGGAATATCCGCAGTCCCATCGCCAGTGCCTGCATCCTGAAGCCGACGTAAGCGCCAGTAGAAAAACGTGTAGGAATTATCTGGCGGAACCGGCCATACTGTGATGGTTGGGTATTGAACCCCAGTGGGTGTCGTAGCACCAGATTGCCGGTTAATGTAGACCTGAATCGGCCTACCCGTATTGAGCTTGTTTGGAATCGTGGAGTACGTCGAGATTGAGATACGCGAGATGCTGATATCTGTCTGCGTAGATGCATTGCCGGGGTTTTGCCGGATCACATGCTCAATCAGGTCAATCGTATCTACTGGCAAGTTATATGTAGCAGTACCCGCCACAAGCGGAATTGATCCGCTCTCAACCGTCCAAAGGTTAATCCCCCGCGAGGCCCATTCCATCGTGAGTAGGTTAAAGCTAAATCTTGCGGTGCGAAAATCCCAGCCACTGCGCAACTCGGAACCGGCACGAGCGTAAGCCTCCTCAAATAGCTCGGTTATAGAGGCCGTGTAACCGGCTGTGCCGCTAGTGGTCATTTATTTATCCCTACAATTATCAAAATGCCATCGCAACATGCCTTCGGGCTTTCCGATTTTATCGCAGTGGGGGCATTTT